AAAAATAATAATAAAATTAATAATAAAATTAATAATAAAATTAATCCTACTATTAATATATTTATAGAAAACCTTAATATTCCAAATAAAATACAAAACAATAGTTTAAGTAGTAAAAATTATGTAAGTATTTTAATTGTAGATGATAGTATTGCTTTTTCTAAAATATTAAAAAAACAATTAAATTATGAATATTTTTATGTAGATATAGTTACAAATGGCAATGATGCTTATACATTACTAAAAAATTGTATTTTAAATTATGATATAATAATTATAGATATATTTATGCCATATATGTACGGAACTGAACTAATTAAACTAATTCGTCAAAAATTGAAAAATATAACTCCGATTATTGCTTTATCAAGTATTCCAGAGTTTGGACAAGAGGCTTTAAATTTGGGAGCAAATCTATTCTTTGAAAAAGGTTATCCAATTGATAGATTAAAAGAACATATTGCAAATTTAATAAAAAATAATTAATTATTTTACAAAATGTAAATAAATATAAAAAAATGCAAAATTAGCTAAGAAGATAAACCTCGCAATTTAATTAGGCTTATAAGGAAACAATTGTAACTCTCTCGTATTGTAAATGGAGAAATTTGGATCATAATCATTTGAACCTACACCAGAACCATAACAAGCACCGCCCTTTTGTTTATTTCTTCGTGAATGTCTAGTTTTTTTATTACGATATTTTCGTGTATATTTTTTATTTTTATTTTTTATTTTTGATTTTTTATAACGTCTTCTTGTTTTACATCCAATTGCTTTATTGTTAGCATATCTATAAGACATATAATATTTATAAATATTTTAATTTATAAATAATATTAAATTTTAAATTAGACGGCACTATTTATGGTATTAAAATCCACCAGGGAAACGAACTAAGTTTGCTCCAATTCCAAATCCAGCTCCAGATCTAGCGGTGGCTCCCATCGATGGCACATATGTGTCAAGGATACTAAATGTAGCCGCTGCGGTCAAAGCAATCAAAACAATTTCTTCAACATTCAACGAACGTTTAGGAATAGCATAAGCAGCAATAGCCACCATTAGACCTTCTACAAGATACTTAATAATTCTCTTAACAAGTTCAGCAATGTCAATAACTCCTCCCATTATAATAAATAATAAGAAAAAAAATATATATATATTAGATAAAAACTTAAAAATAAATAATATAAATATTTAAAATGGAACGTTCTAAAGATAATAGTTCAAAGAAATTAGGGTTTGAGAGAAAAGATATAAATGGAAAACCAAATCCTAAATATGTTGATTTATTGGAAGAGGATAAACCCCTTGCAGGTCAAAAATTTGTCTGTGTCTCATTTTGTTCTCCAGAAGAAATTTTAAAAAAGAAGGAAATGTTTTTTTTCGAGGAATTCCTAAAGAAATGGGATTTAAATAAATCAATGGAAAAGTTTGTACAATTTCTTAATTTTGTTTCATTTAAATATAATGTTTCATTTGATGATTTGTCGAATGACTTCAAGGAATTCGTTAAAGAAGAGAAGGAAACAATTTCTAGAACTACTTTTGAAGATGAATATAAGACATTTTTGGATAATAATGAAGAAGAGTTACAAAAGAAGTTTGATATTTCAAACAATTTCCAGACTAGTACTCGAGGTATAAAAATTAGAGGTTCTTATCCCACTCAAGAAGAGGCAGAGTTGCGTGCTAAAATGTTGCGTGAGATTGACGATAATCATAACATATTTGTCGGACCTGTTGGTATGTGGATGCCTTGGGACCCTGAAGCTTATAAAACTGGACGAGTTGAGTATTTGGAAGAAGAGCTTAATCAGTTAATGAGCGAGAAGAAGAAGAATGAATCAAATGCCAAGACCGCTTTTGATCAACGTGTAAAGGAGTCAAAGCAAAAGGCTATTGATGAAAATATTAAGAATGCAGAAAAGTCTGGTAATACATTAACACAGACAATAGATGAGCAAGGAAATCTTGTAGGTGTAAACAATGCAAATACACAGGAGTTTGCTTTGAAGGATCAGGAGAATATTTCAACTGCGGATATTTGTATGGAGTTGTTTGAGGGAGAGAATATTGTGATTGGCAAGTCTGATAATGGTCAGAGTCAGTTATTATCAGGACCTTTAGTTCCACCTTTAGAAAAGGTGGAGCCAAATAATTAAAATCTACTTTAGAAAAGGTGGATCCAAATAATTAAAATCTACTTTACACCTTTTACCATTTCAAACGCCGATTTATGTTAGTTTAATTTATTAAATTAATATTATGTTTGTTATTTATAATGAAAATTATTACGACAGTAGTTAATAATCCAATTTTTATTGAAATTCAATATTATACTTTACAAAAATATTTTCAAGGTGAATATGAATTTATTGTATTTAATGATGCTAAAGATTTTCCTGATTTTACAAACAATAATGATATTACGATAAAAACACAAATACAAAACATTTGTAGTAAATTAAATATAACTTGTATAAATATTCCAAATAAACATCATATTAATTTAGATATGTCTAGTAGACATGCAGATACATTTAATAAACATGTTCTATCATATCAGTTAAAAAATCCGGATAAATATTTATTATTAGATAGTGATATGTTTTTAGTAGATTATTTTGATATAAATAAATACTCTAACTATGATTGTGCTATAGTTTTACAAACAAGACATAATACTGGTTATTTATGGCCTGGATTATGTTATTTTGATATGACAAAAATGAAACATTTTGAATTAATTAATTGGAATTTACTACCTGGTTTTGATAGTGGTGGTATGACTAAAGAATGGTTGAAAAAACAAATGGGAAATATACCTATTCCTAATACAGATGATATTCGGTGGATAGATAAAGAATTTCATACAAATGAAATTTATTTTATAAAACATCTTTGGTCTTGCTCTTGGGATATAAGTGAATTGCCAAAAAAAATACAAGGAAACGTAAAATTAATTGATTTTTTACGAAATGATGTAAGAAATGTAAATGAAAAATTTTTTTGTGAGATTTATGATAATGTATTTTTACATTATAGAGCTGGTGGAAATTGGAGAAAAGAAGGGTTAGATTTACATAAGTTATTGTCTCAACAATTAAAAAATGCTTTATTATAAATCGGCGTTTGAAATGATAAAATGTGTAAAAAAGGTGGTTCCAAATAATTAAAATCTACTTTAAAAAAGGTGGAGCCAAATAATTAAAAAATTTTTTTCTCTCTTATAATTTTTATAAAAGATGGATTTCAATTTAAAAACAAAACAAATTTTAATAGTATAAAATATTATGAAAATTTGTTATATTATTTCTACTTGTGAAAAATACTTAGATACACGTGTAAAGTTTCAAATGGAGTCTTTTTTAAAAGACGTTCCATCTTCTGATATTTATTATTTAACATCCAAACCGAATATTGAAAAACGACAATTCGGTTGGAATTGTATGGACGACTTCTATAACATTACTTGGAAATATATTCATTTCATTTATAATACAAATATACCTGACTATGATTGGTATATTTTCATTGATGATGATACTTTTGTATTTCAATCACGATTGGAAAACTTATTGCAACAATACAATCATGATGACTATTATTATATTGGTAAAGAGTTGGACCATATAAAAAACGAATTTTGTTTATACATGTCTGGTGGTGCTGGATATGCCATCTCCAAAGCATTATACGCGAAAATATATGAATATATTCAAGAAAATGGTAAAAATAATAGTTTTAATCATTGGTGTGACGATTTATGTATTGGTCTATGGATACGAGATATAGAAAAAAAACAAGGCATATGTGTTAAACAATTTAACCATGATGGGTTTCATTTAGAAGCACACAAAAATGAATCTGAAATAGCAGACGCAATTACGTTTCATAAAGTGATGACTTTAGAACAATACACGTTTTATCAAGGTTTAAATAAATACGAAACTTCAACAAAAGATGACACTACATTTGCTCTCGTGACCGACAATGCTTATTTTAAGAAAGCAAAGAAAACGATTGTAGATTTGAGAAGCCGAGGTAACTGGAAAGGTCCAATTATATTAATTACTATTGATTTTGATTTGAATACTAATTTCAAGGAATTTTATAATATAATAGAGGTTAAATTTTCGGAAATAAACAAGACATATTTGTTGGAAAAAATAGGCTCAAGTGGTTTCTCGAATTCAGACAAGAGAGAATTGACAAAGTTAAATCAATGGGAAAAATTGCATATTTTTGATGATTATTTCAAACAATGGCAACGTGTTGTATTTTTGGATGCCGGATTGCGTGTATTAGATGATGTTTCTTATTTATTATCTCTCGATTATAAAAACAAGATTTTGGCGCCAACGGATGGAAAGCATAGTGCATATAACGAATTCAAATGTCAGTTGTCATATGATAAGCCAGAACAAATAGATTCACTTGTCGCACAATTAGGCGACACAATTTTGACATCAAATTATATGTTGAATTGTATTTGGATATATGATACAAGTATTTTAGATTTATGTGATAAAAACCAACTAATAGAGGCAATGAATAATTATCCATTTTGCAAAACAAATGAGATGGGGATAATGAATCTCCTATTTCATTTTAAATATCATTTATGGGAACCTTTTCCTATCACTACAACGAATGGTAAGTATCTGTTTGATTGGTGTGAATTAAATAATCCAGATACAAATTGGAGAGAATATTGTTGTATCAAATATCCTGTTACTATTACTTTTGAAGATACATAGTTACAATTTTATAAAAATATAAAATGTTCTGCAGTTTGTAACCGCATATCTTAGTTGTAAATATGATTCTGGAACAAAACGCCATTTTGCCGAAAATCTAAAAATACACGTGCTTAAATATTATTATAAATAATAATTTTATATTATAATAATATGGAGAATATAAGAAAAAGAGAACGAGAACCAGAACCAGATTCAGATTCAGATTCAGAAACAGAAGTTAAAAGAAGAGATCATTATTTTGATCCTTTTCCATTTTATTTTTCAGCTCCAAATGATGAACGAATACTACGTTTATTACCTCTAGATAAACGAGGTATTATGGATGATGATGATGAACAACTATCACTTATGAATGAAGAACTTCGTGATTTAGATAAAGAAGATATAATTGGTTATCCAGAAAATGCAAGTCTACTTTCACCTGAAGCACCAAATGATTTAAGTTTAATAGTTTTAATGTTGTCTGTTCATGGTAATAATCCAAGAACTCCAACTCAGATAAGATTACATGAAGGTTGCACATTATTAAAAGCATCTGCTGTACCAAAAGGATGTGTATGCATTAATTATACAAATACAGGAACTTTAGATATATTTAATAGACATTTAATAGAAATTATACAAAAAAATAGAAAATTTATTAATGATGGTAAGGATCAAAGAGAATTATTTGAACATATTTGTCGTAATTATTCACGTGTGTATTTAGAAGTATTAAAATTTATAGAGGAAACTACTTCAAAAAAATTAGGTTCAAGTCAAAAAAGTACTAAAAGAAGTAACGTTACTTGTATAGAAGAAGGTAAAACAGATGAATTATTTGAATTAACATATGGAGACCGATTATATAATAAATCATATTCATTAACACGAGGAGAAACTGAAACAAAAATTATATATGATTCTAGGTATCCATCAGTTAGAAAAACAACTGAATTACATGAAAGATTTCCCTTTTCAACATTACATTCTTCAATAGATCAATCGTTTTCACTTCAAACTATATATGATTATTTTCAGCGTCTTGGATATAGAACAATATATATTTTTGATATGAGCTGTGATGCAGGTAGTATTGGCTATCCGAAAGATTGGAGAGGCGGTAAAAAAAATAAAAAAACTTATAAAAGAAAGAAAAATAAAACATTGCGAAGAAAAATAAAAAGAAATAAAAAGAAATATACAAAAAGAATTAAGTATTAAGTTATTTGTATAGATTGTTATAAAATTAAATTACCGGAAAATATTGAAAACAAATAGTTATAATGTCGTAATCTATTTATTTTTTTGAATACTACTTTTTATTATAAGATACTCTTCAAGTAGTAATATTTGCTTTTATAATTAAAAGCGAGATTTATAAAAGCGTTTTTCTACCATTTATTTGCCTTTTTGACATTAATTTTTGGACCAGCTCCGCGTTTTTGTGATTTATTTGGGTCATATTGTTCTTCATCGTCGTCATCTTTGAGACTTTTTGATAATTCCCAGAATTCTTTAGACCCTAACCTGAAGTCGCCGTGATTGTCTGCCTTATACCAGAACACTTGATCATGTAGTTTGTTGGATTTTGAGTTGTTGTTTATGACTAGACACTCATAATTCTCTGTACATTGATCCATGACCTGACAAAAGCTCTCAAATGTGGGAAACATACCAGCATAATTTTCATAAATACGCTTTCTATTGGCAATATAATTTTCTCTCAAAATGAAGACGTAATCAATGTTCGTTCTTAATGTTGGAGGGATACCAAGCGGATATTGCATTGTGATGACTAACATCACCTTCCAATGTCTTCCGTTCATAAATAGAAGACGCATCATCTTATCACGCGCCCATGTGTTATCATAAAGGCAATCATCTAAAATAACAAAGGCGCGCGGATCAATAGTGCTGCGTTTATAAGTCTCCATTTCCTTTTTAATTTGCTTCAACACAGTGCGCTGTCGCTTCAATATATTTTCAATAATGGCAGTATTGTATTCCGTATGAACGAAAAGTTTCGGCACCATTTTGCCATAAAATCCGTTTCCTTCTTCTGTGCCGGATATAACAGTGCCAATAGGAATTTCTTGTTGGTAATAAAGAAGGTCACGTACTAAGAAGGACTTACCTGTGTCACGCTTACCAATTAAGACGACAACAGGCCCTTTATTTTCATTGGGCTTGAAACTAATATTTTTCATATCAAATTTTTTTAACTCGAGTGTCATTTTATTAAATTTAGAAATTATATTTTACTTCTTTTTACGCAAATTAATTACTTTTTATTTGAAAAGTAATTAAAATTATTTAGACATACAATAATAAGTTAAAAATAGATATAATTTATATATTAATTAGCTAAAGAATGATTAATGTTAATTATCAAAAAAGAAAAAATACTGAACTTTTTAAAAGTTTAGAAGACCCAACTTCACTATTTCTCTCTCAGGCACAAAATTACATTCCAATTTATAATAGATTCTTCTCATTAAATGATACAAATTTTAATGGAATTAATTTTAATAATAAATGGTATCTTTCAAGTGTGAAAGGACAAATTGAAGACGATTGTAATTTATATAATTGTAGAGTGAAGAATTTGAATGACAAAGTAAAAGATAAGGAATTATTTTTCAAATTAGCACCATTATTAGATCCTTACAAGTATTTAATTGGTAAATACAATGTAAATGATGAACGCATATTTACAATGCCAAAATTGACATCTACTGATATAGATTGTCATCCAAAATTTATAGATCAAAATAATTCTGCATATGTAGATGGTCTGTTTTTATATTTAACTAGTAATCTAATACACAATACTTATTTTCCTAATGGTGTTGATTATTATGGTTCTTTTTTAGGTATAAAAAATAATTTTAAAATAAATGTATTTGATGATATAGATTATTTAAATAATTCTGACTTTTTTAACAAGAACAAAAATGTTTTATTTAAAATAGATGATTATGAGCATTTGTTTAAAAATGAAGAATCTAAATTAAAACCTATTCATATAGACCATAATACAAGTGCTAAATCTCAGTTATCTATTAAAAGTATAGATAATCAAATTTATGAAAATGTATTTGACGATAAAACATTAGATTTGAATGATTTAAAAAGTATGTCTATTGATTTAATAGATATTACCACTTCCAATATATTAGATAATAAAGATAATACTCATGTTACGTTGAAATCAAGTTCTACTTGTTCATCTAGGTCATCTCATACTGCAAATGAAGATGATAAAGAAGAAGATGATAAAGATGATAAAGATGATAAAGAAGAAGATGACGATGAACAAGACGACGACGACTATGAAGACGAAGATGAACAAGACGACGATGAAGACGAAGATGAAGACGAAGATTATGAAGAAGAAGACGATGAAGAAGAAGACGATGAAGAAGAAGTCAACGTAATATTACCAAAGTTTCCTGTTCAAGTGATTTGTATGGAACTATGTGATAATACATTTGACGAATTAATTCTCAACAATGAATTATCGCATGAAGAATGGTATTCTGCTTTTATGCAAATTATCATGATTTTAATTACTTATCAAAAAGCATTTAATTTTACACATAATGATTTGCATACAAACAATGTCATGTATAATGAAACAGACAAAAAATTTATTTATTATTGTTATAAGAAAAAATATTACAGAGTTCCAACATTTGGGCGTATTTATAAAATCATTGATTTTGGTAGAAGTATTTTTAAATATGAAGGAAAACTTTTTTGCAGTGATAGTTTTCAAACAGGTGGAGATGCTGCAACACAATATAATACAGAACCATATTTAAATGAAAAAAAACCACGTTTAGAACCCAATTACAGCTTTGATTTATGTCGTTTAGCGTGTTCAATATTTGATTATTTAATAGAAGATATTGAAGAAGTCAAGGATTTGAGCAAATGTGATGATCCAATTAAACGTTTAATAGTTGAATGGTGTTTAGATGATAAAGGTATCAATATGCTATATAAAAATAATGGAGCAGATAGATATCCTGATTTCAAATTGTATAAAATGATTGCGCGTTGTGTTCATAATCATACTCCTCAATTGCAATTAGAACGTCCTGAATTCAAGGCCTTTTTATTTAATGGTCAAGTAACTACAGATTTTGTTAATATTGATGAAATTCCTGTATGTATTTAGAATAATAAAGAACTAACAAAAATACATTTCATAATATATTTTATACTTTTATATATTATGAATTCGTTTGGATTTATTATTATTAGACACGTTAATTCAGAAACTACTAATAAATATTGGAATCATTCAGTAAAATTACTGAGAACATATTATCCTTATAGAAAGATAGTTATCATTGACGATAATAGTAACAAAGATTTTTTAAAATCTGAACACTATTATACAAATGTTGAAATTATACAATCTGAGTTTCCGGGTAGGGGTGAATTGTTACCATATTATTATTATATTAAAAACAAATTCTTTGATAATGCAGTAATTATTCATGATTCTGTTTTTTTTCATACAAGGTTTAATTTTGATTTATTAAAAAATATTGATGTAATACCATTATGGTTTTTTAACTCTGATAAAGAAAATGTTATTAACACTGCAAGAATAACAAATTCTTTAAAAAATAGTCATTTCTTACATGATAAAATATCTAATAACGACATAGTAATGATGCCTAAGAGTAATTGGTATGGATGTTTTGGTGTACAATCTTATATAAACCATAATTTTCTTTTAAAATTAGAATCCAAATATAGTATTACAAATATGATAGAACAAGTGAAATGTAGAGCAGATAGGTCTTGTTTAGAGAGAGTTATGGGTTGTATTTTTTTTACAGAAAATATAAAAATTGCCAAAAATAAATCATTATTCGGTGACATTATGAAATATCAAACATGGGGATATAATTTTGACCAATATATGGAAAGCTTTAAAAAAGGCACTATTCCTAAGCTAGTTGTTAAAGTATGGACCGGACGATAATAGAAAAAATTTATAAATATTCAAATATGGTTTCTAGTTATCAAACGAGTGTATACAAATTTAAAATTTCTCCATTAATATCATCTTCATCATCATATTTCAATAATTCAAATAATTTAGTTGGATGCAATTCTCGTTGGATTTTTGGTTCTCTAACTCTTTTCCACAACCAATCACGAAATTTATTTTTAAATTTCAAAGAATAATATAAAAACCTAAAGTTATGTAACATTTTAAATTTTGCTTTAATAATATTAATATTTAGGTAATATATAAAATCATCTTCATCTTCGTCATCTTGTTCGTCATAATTTTGGTCCTGGTCCCTATTGTTTTTATTCTTGCAACTATATAAAATATGACAAAATGGATTATTAGTTAAAATTAAAATTTCTAATTTTTCATTTAATTCGGGTAAATATTTTAATTCATTATTCTGACATCTTAAATATTTTATGGTTTCCTTCAAGTGAGGTAAATATGTTAATTTGTTATAACAACAATTTAGAGTTTCTATTTTTTCATTCAATATTGGCAAAGATGTAAGTTCATTATTAGTACAATCTAACACTTTTAAATTATCATCTAATTTAGGTAAAGATGACAATTTATTATCAAAACAACGCAATACTTCTAATTCAATATTTAATTCAGGTAAAGACATAAGTTGATTATCTCCGCATTCTAACTCTTTTAAATTATTCGGTAATTTTGGTAAATAGATAAGAAGATTATTGCAACAAGTTAATATTTTTAAACTATTAGGTAATTCAGGTAAATATATAAGTTTATTATTTCCACATCTTAATTCTATTAATGATTCGCTTAATTTTGGTAAAGATATAAGTTGATTTGTTTCGCAATATAACATTTCTAAACTATTCGGTAATTCAGGTAATTGTATTAATCTATTGTAATCACAATATAATATTTTTAATTTTGTAAATCTTGATAAATCTGGTAAATATGTTAAATCTTTTTGTCTTAAACTAATTTCACTAATATTATCAGGTAAACTATCTAAATATTCTGTTATATTTAGATACTTTTTATTTAGATACCGATAATACATGTAGGGTGGTGGTCCTCTTCCACCAAACCCTGTTCTTTCTCTCTCGTGATTGAAACTTGACATGTTATTGTATATTTATATTTAGGAATTATCATTAATTTTATTTCAATTTTTTTACATCTTTTCATTTAATAGTAAATTCCAAAACTTAAACATATTTATAATGACTTAAAACATTTTTATATAAATATATAATGAAATTTTTACATTATATATTATTTATAATCAATATTCATAAAGTTGAACTTTGTTTTATTCAGAACAAACACAAACCAATATGTGGGAATTGTAAATTTTTTATTCCAAATAAAAATGAATGTAGAAAATTTGGAGATATGAATATAATTACTGGTAAATATACTTATGAAAGTGCTGCTAGTGTAAGAAATGATGAAGATAAATGTGGTGAATATGCAATTTTATTTAAAAAAAATAATTTTAAATTTATTACTATACCTTATTATTTTATATTAGAAAATGGTACTATAATTTCTCAAATAAGTTATACTTTTTTACCTTTTATTTTATTGTATATATTATTGTGTATATCGTATGCATTTAAAAAATAGCAATTTATGAATGTTTCTCTAAATGAGAAAAGGTGTAAATATAAATAAAGGTGTAAATATAAATAAAGATGTAAATATATTAAACTAAAAATCAGGATTATCCGTAAAGACTTGAGGTGCACCTCCAACACTATGCATAATTGGATTTACCTGTTTTATCAAATAATGTGATGCTATTACACTAAAATATACTAAGAGTGCATCTCTAATCAATAATTTCAAGGGCTTGCTTTCTTTTTCTATATATCTCATTTCAAGAAATTTTGCAATTAAAAATACTATTGATATGACTGCAGCGATAACAAATATATTATCCATTAAACTATATAATATATTTGTTAAATATTCTTATTTTTATTTAAACGCAAAATAGTGGGTTAGAAATCTTCTAAAACCTCTATATCATCTATTAATAAATCAGGCAATAATTCAACCTTTGGTTCTTCAATGTTATGGACATCAAGAGAATCTAAATTAAATACTTGATCAGAAATTGTCAATTTTACATTGTCGTCTTCTTCCTCTTCCTCCTCCATTTTTCTTTGTTTATTTCTGATTTCACTAATTTGTTCTAATGTTGTAAGGTCTTTTGGTGCATTAATAGATGATATTGATCCGTCTGTAGACTTAATCATGTCTACATCATTGAAACTCAAACTTGAGGATGATGATTGAGGAGGATTATTTGACAGCCCTGTTCCTGTTCCTTGTTCAACAATTGGTTGCGTAATATTTTCATTAATTATTTCTTCTTTTACTTCTTCAACTACATCTTCTTCTATAGTCTCATCCATATATGCTTTCAAAATGGCTTCTACTGGAATGTTTTCACGTAATGTATTTAAAATACATTCTTGTATTATAATTTCTAGTTCTCTGTGATTTTTTTGAACTTGTAATGGTGGTATATTTATTTCAAATAAGTAAACATTTTTATATACTTTTCGCGCAACATTGACATAAGTTTTGTGAATAAAATCATCTAATTTGGGGACATTAATATCAATCTTCTTCTGTTTTTGTCCAACACGCATAGCAGTGAGAACTTTTAACTGAATAATATGAACACATGTCAATAAATCTTCTAAATAATTGCAACCAGATTTTTCTACAATGCGTTTTCTCTCTGTTTCAATAATCTGCGTATTCCATTTAGGAATTCTTGAAATCAAATTCTGAAAGGTCATTAAATATTTATCATTCTCATTATTTTCACTGCAAAGTTTTATTGATTCTTCTAAAATAGACTTGTAACCATCTATGATTAATGGTGTCAAGAGAGTAACTAAACGAGACCCCCATTCATTTTTTGATTCATGAAGTGCACTAACATTAAAATCGTCCATTTACATAAAACTAATATTTTCTAAAGATAATTCTGAACTCAAAAACAAAAAATTAAGTATAAATAACATTAATAACTTTTCATTTCTAAAATCTTTTCTTACTTTATGAAAGCATAATAGCATTTCATAACGTTTTTCAGTAGTTAATTTATTTTCAAATAATTTTTGATTTTCCAATAAATGTATAATATCCAAAGCGCTATATGATTTTTCGTATAATTTTGTGCATAATACCATTAATTCATCTAAACTTATTTTTTTTAAAGAATATTTTAATAACTCTTTTTTTAACCAATCTAAATGATGTGTATTAACATCTGTCATATTAAATACTTTATTTAAATTATATTGATATAGATTCATGATATTCCCATTTATAACAGGCTCTGGAACATATATTTCGCAAAATCGCGACAAAATTGGTTTCATTAAATTATATTTATCCTCTGCAATTATAAAAAATCTTGTATTATGACTAAAAAGTTCAATGCATCTTCGTAATGCAGATTGTGCATCCATTGTTAGTTTATCCGCATTAAGAAGGACAATACTTTTAAATATATTTCCACCATCGGAATGAATATGTGTTTTTGCAAAAAATTTAAGTTCATCTCTTATAAATTTAATTCCTTTACCATGTGAACAATTGACATACATTACAAATGATTTTATTTTTTCTTTATTGTTATCATAAATTTTGTAAACAAAATCATTTACAAGTGTTCTTTTACCACTACCAGAGGGTCCATGAAATAATAAATTAGGTATTTTTCTTAGTTCATGAAAGTAATTTAATTTTTCTTTTATATTTTGATGAATAGGTAATGACATAAAATAGACTATATTAAAATGTAAAGTGTTTTTATATTTTAATATAACGTAATTATTTATTTTAAACCGCACTACTCAACGATTGAGTATAAGGATTGTTTCTGAAAGCATTTAGAATATCTGGTTGAATACGATCACATCCTGCAGTTTCGTTATAATATTGTGAAGCACGAATACCGCCATATGTTTGTGTAGATGGTGGTAGACTTGTCAATTTGGAATAAGCAGGATTAACTCTACCATCAAATCGGTCTTGATCAGATTTAATAGTGCTCAAATGCATAGTTTGATTGAAAACTTGTGTGCCACCTGGATTAGGTCTATTTACAATGGTTTGTGCTTTAATATCATTATTGTGTTGTTTATAAGCGGCACTATAGTCCATATTTCCAAAACTAGTAGATGCGCCACCTGCAGCGGTATAATATTCACAACTAGAAGTTTCACGTTGTGTCATATCGGGTGTAGAATAATTGTTAACATATATACTTTCTTTTTGATTATTCACATTAAAAGTTGGTGCATACAATGTGGTCTCTTTATTAGTAGTAGCAGTAGTATCTTGAGGATTATACACGTAACCCATAGGAACTGACGAAGTTGCTTCACCATACATGCGCAAATTTTGTATAGTCTCGCTTTTACGTGTAGGTCTGAATACATCCATAATAGGTGCAATAACAGCACCAATTGCACCACTAAATCCACTTCTTAGTGTGTCTGGTTGTTTAATAGTAGTCCTATTATTTTCATAATTTGTGTGACTCTTTAAAAAAAGGTCTCCACCATTGGTTGGACCTTTACCCATAGCCGAAGATGGGTTTACGCCATTACATGGTAATTGCGTACGTCTACTTGGTTCAAAATTTTTAGGTGCATGACCTGCCTTAATATCTACTGAACCGGCAGGCCCCATATATTCAGTTTCAATATCATTGCGTCGTAAAACTCCCATTTCTTGAATAGGTCTTAAAGTTTCGCCTTTTTCGGCTCCAGTAGTAGTTAACCATCGATCTTGAGTATTAATAAAAAATGTATCAGGACGTTGCTTTTCAACACGACCTAACATTTCAGTGGTAGGGGCTGTCTTAATAAAAGAAATAGCAGGTCCTTCATGATTAATGAGTTCATATTCCAATCTAGGATTGGTGTCTACTCTTAATTGATCAATTGTTTTTGGAAGCCATTTATCACGTGCTTCCATACCAGAGTTGTAACCATTACTGCCATTTACACCATAACCTTGGTCTAACCCTGGTCCAACCATGACACTATCAAATGGTTTTGTATTGTTGTTCTTAATACCTGGGTTAACACGTGACTGGTAAAAATCACTTTGATTTGGCATCCCATAAGCCCATTGCATATTGTCTTCAGGTTTAAATAGTGGTGCTTGTTCTATTTTTTTGATGGTTTGAGAACCAGAACCAATCATATTATCTAAAACAGATTCAGTAATATTAACATCATACGTTCGTCCTTTAACTTTACCACCATTAAATGGTACCATATTATTGTGTATAAATTGTTCAGAATCTAAATAATTTCCAGTCATTGAAAAAACTTGTTGAGGGTTTTGTCCTACAGGCATATTATTTTGAACATTTTTTTGGTATAAATTTTGATTAAAATACTTATCTGTTGCAGTATTTGGGTTAGGATATTCTTGTATAGTATCTACTAATTGATTTATATTAGTAACAGGATAATTTTGTGGAGGTATATTTGTATTTGGTAAATAGTTATCTGTTCTTACAGCCAAATTACTTCTAATTCCCATGTTTGTAAAATTTTCAAGTTTGTTTTGTCTAGTAGATTTTCTTATTTCTTTATCTACACAAGATTCATTTTTTTGATTTGATACTACATACATACCACCTAATGCTATTAATGGGATTGCTATTTCCATATTATAATATATATATAAAACATTTTAAATATACAGACATTTTAAATATTTTGTTAGTTTATATTTTTTTCACTCTAAATATATTTTTATAAAATTATACATGTTTTTAAGGTTCATTTTGAAATATAATAGTTCAATTAACATAACTGCCTCTAATCAATGTAAAACTAGGTTGCGCGTAATTTTTAGTTTCACTCATAGCACAATCACGTTTAGGAGTAAAATAATCTTTTTCTAAAATTCTTGTACTTAAATTATTTTGAAATGGAATACATGTATTTGCTTGTGGATTCAAAAAAGGGTATTCCCAAGCTACTTGTGCTAAATCACGATACCACCATGCAGGATTTGTCGCTCTAGATTGTGAAGTAGTCAAATCACTGCAACTAGAATAATCTATAGCTTGATTAGGTACATTATAATTTTTATAATTATCTTTTCCTAAACAATCTCTGCTAAGGTGTCTATTTACACCTTTTAAATCACTTTCTAAATTAATAGTGTTTGTTCTTAAATTTGCACCCCATTTTTGTATAATAATTTGAGGATCCTCCATATAGCATAAATCAGAACCATTACCAGGAACATTTAAAATCCATCTACCTGGGTCGGTTGATTGTTGTAATGATTTTTTTGTTCTTGCATCGTCATATTTAAATCTGGTACTAGCCATTTAATATATACTATACTTTTATAAAAAGTATAACAAAATAAAATTAAATAAAATAAAAAGTATAACAAAATTAAATAAAATAAAAAGTATAACAAAAGTATAACAAAATAAAATTAAATAATTTTTATAAAAAGTATATAAATAAATAATACAAATAAATATTATGGAGTTAGTTTTAAATAAAGGTCAAAAAACTCCTACATTATGTTTAAATATGATTGTTAAAAATGAAAGTAAAATTATTACTAGATTATTAGACTCTGTTATAAACATTATTGATTCATATTGTATTTGTGATACTGGTTCTACAGATAATACAATAGAGTTAATTAAATCCTATTTTGAAGATAAAAATATAAATGGTAAAGTTGTTTCTGAGCCTTTTAAAAACTTTTGTCATAATAGAAATTTTGCGCTAAAATCTTGTATTGGAATGTCTGATTATGTATTGCTTGTTGATGCTGATATGATTATTGAAATAAATAATTTTGATAAAATGCAATTGTGTAAAGCAGCCAGTTTTTCAATTTTACAAGGTAGTGATACTTTTTATTATCAGAATATGAGAATTATTCAAAATAATGGTCTTTATAATTATGTTGGTGTTACACATGAATATATTGATACACCTCATAATAATACTATAATGAATTTTGAAAAAAATCAAATTTTTATTCGGGATGTAGGAGATGGGGGTTCTAAACAAGATAAATTTGAAAGAGATATTAGTTTGCTTTTAGATGGTATTAAAGATGACCCGAATAATGTGAGATATCATTTCTATTTGGCAAATAGTTATCATGATTGTGGTAGGTTTGGTGAAGCCATTAATGTGTATAAAAAACGTATAGAATTAGGTGGATGGAATGAAGAAGTTTGGTATAGTTATTACAGAATTGGTCTTTGTTTTAAAAATATGAATAAAATGGATGATGCAATTCATTATTGGTTAGAAGGTTATAACTTTCATCCGGATAGACTAGAAGGTTTATATGAGATTATTAAACATTATAGAATAACCTCTAAACACAAACTAGGTGATATGATTTATCAACAGGCTAGAAAAATTCTTGACAAAAATAATAATAGGGAGGAATATTTATTTTTGCATGATGATGTATATAGTAGCAAAATATATTATGAATATACTATTATTGCAAATTATTTGGGTGTAAATAACATAAATTATGAAGTAGTTAAAGTATTAAACAATTCCTTAGATAATGTTGAAGTAAACAATATGTTGTGCAATATGAAATTTTATAAAGATGTTATAGTTCCAATCAACAAAATTGTTATAGACGATAATATTGTAAATATTATCAATAATGAGTCTACAAAATTAATATCTTCTTCGAGTTGTCTAATACCTAAAAAAACTGGTGACGGATATCATATGAATATTCGCTATGTTAATTATCATATTGAAGATAATGGTTGTTATATAAATTGTGACAAATATATTATAAGTGTCAATAAACATGTTGAATTTGACAGCTCATTAAACGTTATTTCTGAAAAATGGATGGAATTAAAATTTGAAGATAGAAGATATATAGGAGTTGAAGATGTAAAGATTTTCAACGATGTGGAAACCGACAAAATGTTATTTATTGGCACAGGTTATCATAAATGCAATAAAATAGGAATAGTTTCTGGTGAATATGATATTGCATCTGGAAAAATGGATTATAGTGAAATA